GCATTTGCTGGTACAACAGACCGATTAGTATTTGCTACTACAGCAGTTAATGCTGGCTCAGTAAGCAACAAAGCACTCACATCTGACGTAGCAACCTTAACCACATCTGCAGCACACGGCCTAGCCGTTGGTGATGAAGTATGGGTAGAAGGTGTTGATGCTACATTTAATGGTAAGTACACAGTTACTGGAGTACCAACTACTACTACATTTACCTATGCTAAAGTTAATACTAACGTAGCATCTGCTGCCGTATCACCTGTTGGTAAGGTTAATAAGGTAGGTAGCATTAACATTGAAGCAAGTGCAACACTAGCCTCTACTGGCTATATCACTAGCGGTTACATTCGCTATGGAACATTAGAGCCTAAGAACTTCAAGCGTTTACTTGCTCGTGGAGACTTTACCTATGGTTCTCTAACTCTTGAAACTGTAGATAAAAATAATACTGAGTATGACCACATCACATATACATCTCTGGTTCCACCAGTAGAAGTGACTACATCGCAACCTGAATCAGCACAAGAATATGTAGCATTTAAGTTCTTATTCGGAAGAGACGCTACAGATACAACCAAGGGTCCAGTATTTAAAGGATATCAATCTAAGGCTACTATTGCTACACCACGCCAACAGGTTATGAGATTCCCAGTATACTGCTTTGATGTTGAGACAGATAAGTACAATGTCCAAACTGGATATGAAGGCAGAGCCTTTACTAGAATTCAAGCGTTGGAAAATATAGAGGAGGATGGTGACGTCGTCACAATGCAAGACTTTACAACAGGAGAACAGCGCCAAGTTGTTATAGAACAATTGGCATTTACACGAGCAACTCCACCAGATAGAGGCTTCTCTGGCTTTGGTGGTATTGTAGAAATCACTATCAGAACGGTATAATACTATGACGCCTAACGACTGGGCTGCACTTGCTGTGGCTGCAACTACTTTAATCGGAGCACTAGCAATGGCAGTAAGACACTTAGTTAAACATTACTTGTCAGAACTTCGCCCTAATGGTGGCTCAAGTGTTAAGGACCAAGTCAATAGGTTGGAACAAAAAGTAGATACGTTGTATCAAATATTAATTCAAAAGTAGAAAGTAATGGGGATGAAGACAGACAACTTTCCAAAATGGTTTTATGATAACAATACTGTTGACGACTTTGAAAAAGGGTTAGCAGAGTTTAAGGGTAAAAAGAATCTTAAGTTCCTGCAAATAGGTGTCTTTACTGGCAACGCATCTGCCTGGCTACTAAAGAATATACTTACTGACCCTACATCTATACTTGTAGATATAGACCCTTGGTGTGGCAATCTACCACATGAGTCAGTCTATAACTGGGACGATATCCAAGAGGCTTATCAAGAACAGATAAAGCCATATGGCAAAAAGGTTCAGGCTTATAAAGCATTTAGTGGTGACTGGTTAAAAGAACACCGTGAACTTAAGTATGATTTTATTTACATTGATGGGGACCACCTACCTGAGTCAGTAACATTAGATGCTAATCTATCCTGGAATTTATTAAAGCCTGGTGGTATTATGGCATTTGATGACTATGAGTGGGACCACCCAAATGGAACTGATAAGAATCCTAAGCCAGCAATAGATGCTTGGTTAGGTAAACATAAAGATGAAGTTGAAATACTGCGTAAGGGATGGCAAGTATGGGTAAGGAAGAAGCAACAAGCGGAGACTGTCAAGGATGTGTCTGTGAAAAGCACGACATCTGCTGGCCTAAACAAAACGAATTAAGAGAGAAGTGGCTGCAGGATAATCCTAATGCTGACTTTAACGGGTGGTGGTCGATATGACATTAGTAGTAGATATAGCAAAATCTCAAATAGGATACAAAGAAGGTCCTAATAACAATACAATGTATGGCAAATGGTTTGGTCTTAACAACCAACCTTGGTGTGCAATGTTTGTGTCTTGGTGTTTTGACCAAGCAGGATTAGTATCCAAGGTTGCAGCACAAACCAAAAAAGGATTCGCCTCATGTGATGCAGGTCTCAAATGGTTTACCAAAAAAGGAAAGATAGTTCCTGTTGGTAAGGCTCAACCAGGAGACATAGTTTTCTTTCAGTTTGATACCGATGCACAGGCTGACCATGTTGGTATCTGTGCTGGTAATGATGGAAAGAAATACCTTACAGTCTATGAGGGTAATACCTCTAGTGGCGACAAAGGTAGTCAGTCAAATGGAGATGGAGTTTTCTTAAGGAAGAGACCATACTCCCTAGTAATGGGCGTTGCACGCCCTTAAAGGATGGATATGAAAGACTTAATCGCTAAGTTAAAGGACCCTAAGACAAAGGCTGCCTTTAAATCTTACCTACGTGCAGTATTGGCATCAGCAATTACTATGGGACTAGCCCTTGCTGCTGACTTGGCACCTGAGTATGCAATTCTAATCGGCTCCGTAGCAGCACCAATGGCTAAATGGGCAGATAAGACTGAAAAAGAATACGGTATCGGCTCTAAGTAGATACCCCTAATTGGGCTTTAAACGCCCTTTATAGACAAGAAAACCCCCCGACCTAAGGCTAATACCCTAGGAAGGGGGGTCTTTCGTCGTTTCTGGACAACTTCCCCTATTGCCCAGCAACTCTATTAAGTTGTATTATATATTATATTATACTATAATAGACCCCGAAGGGGTCTTATATATAATATATTATATTAATATATATTATAGACAAACCTGAATGATAACTTAGGTAGACAATGTTCCTTGACAAGCATTAACCTATGGTGTATAATACTCCTATGATACAAATTCAAGAGTATACATTACCTGAACACGTCAGTTATTCGGCGTTCACAACTTACATCGACTGTGGATATCAGTATTATCTAGGTCGCTTACTTAGCCTACCTGAGGAACCATCTGTGTGGTCCGTTGGTGGCTCTGCATTCCACTCAGCCACAGAACAATGGGACTTGGAGAACTTATGATTGAGATTATTAATGAAGATGGGTCAACTACTATGACCTTTAAGACTTACGCATCTATTATGCGTGAGCGTTATGATGATGGCAAAAGAGAAACTACTGGTATTGTGTATGGTGCTATCGATACAGTGATAGATAGAACTATGGATGAGAATGAACTAACAGGTTTGCTACACGCTAAAGAAATTATTAAGGAGGCACTACGTGCTCACAGCCCAAAGTCTGTGGACTGATGCCTGGAATAGAGAGGCTGATGGCAAAGACTTAACCTTTGCTAGAGTTGGTGGTCGTTCTTCTAAAGCATTTCCCAATAGAGAGAATGTAGATTTTTGGCAACAGACTGGACCTGAATGGGTTCAGGGATATATTGATTGGCGTAAGGCTAATCACAACTGGAGAATCTGGCACACACCAGAAGGCGCACCTGCCGTTGAACTGGGTCTGACACCTACCTTTGCCGATATACCAGTTAAAATGGTTATCGACAGAGTCTTTGAAGTTGATGGTGAATTAGTCGTGGTTGACCTCAAGACTTCACAACAGACTCCGTTCAGCACGCTACAACTTGGCTTCTACCGCCTAGGACTTAAACAAGTTCTAGGGGTAGATGTTAAGTATGGTGCTTACTGGATGGCAAGACATGGTGGAACTACCTCACTTATAGATTTAACTGAGTATACTGAAGAGAAATTAGAGTATCTTGTTGGTGGCTTTGACAAAGCACGCAAGGCTGGAATTTTTATACCAAACACAAACAACTGCAATAGATGTGGACTCACAGAATACTGTCAGTTCTCATCTAAGAAATGAGAAAAACAATGGGTAACGAAGACTGGAAACTTCAAGTTTCCTACAAGACACCATCAGGTGACATGATAAATATCCGTGCTAATACTGCGGATGAATTGTCGGTGCTACTAGAAGGCATCGGCGATTATTCTACACAGATTTCATCTGTGCAACAGAAGGTCGTAGGTGCTTACACTCTAGCCCCTTTATCGACCACGAGTTCCATTACCGCCACAAAGCCCTTAGTATCCTCGCCTCCAACCCAGGTGTCGGCAGTATCAGGTACAGCGTCGCCAGTGTGCAAGCACGGACCCCGTATATGGCGAGAGGGAATCAGTAAGGCAAGCGGTAAACCATATGCATTCTGGGCATGTCCTTCACCACAAGGAACTCCTGACCAATGCAAACCAGTAAACTAAATAATTAAATATGAAGAAGAATCGTAGTCGTAAGATGCCTGTCAAATTATGGCTACGATTTTTCTTTGGTAATAGAGAGGAACCAGGATGCGCACACTTGTCCGCAGCGTTGGGCGTGCCAGTATTGGCGGAGAACCTTTACCTGCCTGCTTCAAAGCATTCGAATCAAATAAGATTATCATCCGTCGTTCCGAAGTTTCGATGTTCGCAGCAGCACCAGGAGTGGGAAAGTCCACACTAGCATTAGCATTGGCACTCAAGATGAAGGTGCCTACGTTATACATATCAGCAGATACTAATGCTCATACTATGGCTATGCGTTTAGCATCTATGATTTCGGGAAAGAATCAGAGTGATGTTGAAGGTATGTTATCATCTGATTTAGGATGGACTAAGGCTACGCTATCTAAGAGTAGTCATATAGTTTGGTCATTTGAATCAGCACCTACACTTCAGGATATAGATGAAGAAGTTCAAGCATTTGAAGAACTATGGGGCTGTTCACCTACACTTATAATTGTAGATAACTTAATGGATGTAGCCACCGATGGTGGCGAAGAGTTTGCTTCTATGAGAGCAATCATGAAGGAGTTGAAATACCTTGCACGTGCTACGAACTCGGCTGTTGTTGTTCTTCATCACACTAGCGAGGCTGTTCTTGGGACACCATGTCAGCCACGCTCTGCTATCCAGGGTAAGGTTGCGCAACTTCCAGCACTTATATGCACGCTTGGTGTTGTTGGAACGTCGATGGGAGTTGCACCTGTTAAGAACAGATACGGTAGAGCAGACGCAGGTGGTGGCTTAATGACTTGGATTGCATTCAACCCTGAGTATATGTTCGTTGATGATATTCCAGAGAACCACTAATGCAAAAAGATATTGGAAGATACACCATAACTATTGGGTTAAACAATAGATATTGTTTTGGTTTAGGGTTTGAGAGATACCCTATTGTGGAATGGGCAGAAGAAGAACTAGCATCAGTTACCGCTTGGGTAACTAGACTCGACTTCCTATTCTTTTTTATTAACTTTGCAAAGTATCCTAAGGTGGCATGGCGTGATAATAACCCTGAGTAAAGACGAGGTTAGAGTCTGCACTATGCTTGCAGTAGAGAGATGGTTAACTAAGTTTGGTTCTACCGACCAACCTAACTATGCCCAAGGCAAAGCAGATGGTAAGTTAGAACCTGAGATAAACGCTAACATACGTGCTAATGTATGTGAGTGGGCAGTAGCAAAGCATTACAACTTAGCCTGGAATAATCCTTGGTATCCTAATGCCTTACATAAGAAACGCTTTACCTTACCTGATGTAGGTGAGAATGTAGAGGTAAGGTCTATTAGAACGCAAGACAGCATACCATTTTGGACTAAAGATAAAGGCAAAGTTATTGTTGGCACTAAATGTTTAGACACAGAATACTTTTCTGAGGTAGAAATATTTGGTGTTGCTTATCCTGAAGAGTTCATGAAGCCTGAATACTATGACTCTTATATTAATGGATGGCGTATACCTATAAGTGGGTTCACACATGAGTAGGAAACTAAGGATTAGGAATCCATTTTATTTTGTTGACAACACAACTGATTGGACATCTATTAATTGTT